AGTTTAACAAAACCGGCGATACCATGACTGGCAACCTGAAGCTGCAGCCCTATGGCGATGCCTATTCTGTGGTCAAGAAGAACGCCGACAGCAGTGGAGACTACGGTCTACAGCTGCAGGACTATGGCGATGATGGTTCTTTTATGGGACTGACGGTTAGCGCGAAGAGCCAGAAGCTGGAGTTAAAGAAGAAGGCTGCCGGCGCTACGGAGTACACCTATCCGATGATCTACAGCAGCGACAATCCTCCTGCACCGGAAGATGTGAACGCTTTGCCCATTTGGGGCGGAACCATGACCGGTGCGCTGACGCTGTCCGGCTATCCGTATCAGCCTAATCACGCGGCGACAATGGCGTATGTTGACGATACGGTAGGCGCACTCCGCGAAGAGTGGCAAGCCAGCCTGCTCGCCAACGCAACGGTTGAATAAAGAGGAGATGAAATATGCCAAATATTAGAATTGACCTGAACCATGCGCCGCTTGACGGCGAAACAGTTTCGTTCAAAGCACCGTGTAACGCAAGCGACATTACCGGTATGGTCATCTACTATCAGAACGATGCCGGTACGCAGGCCTCGCGAGAGTTCACTCTGAATGATGCCAACGGCGGCGACATTGGCCTGATCGATAATATTTTCGCAGAAGGCGCAATCGTCAAGGTGATCCTGGACACAGACGCAAATAACGCGTTCGTGCAGAACCCTGACACCAACACCTATCTGGAAGGCGAACTTGCAAAGAAATACAGTCCTGACAATAAGCCTTCTCCTTCTGACATCGGAGCCGCACCGTCTGGATTTGGTTTGGGTGGAGCGCCTGATTATATTTACAACTGCAACACTGCCATTGACTGCGGCTTTTACAAATGGGATACCGCAGATAATGCACCTTTTTCTTATGCCGCAATGCTTGTTATTGCGAGACACAAAAACGACTGCTGTGTTCAGGTCGCGTTCCGTCACGATGGTGGCTCAATGGTTATTGCAACTAGACGAGCATACTACGGAAATACAGGGAGTATGTATTGGGAGCCGTGGGAATATATCAACCCTCCAATGGAGGTTGGCGTAGAGTACCGCACCACAGAGAGGTATCAAGACAAGCCTGTATATGTAAAATTGGTGCTTTTCGGTTTGTTACCTGACAATGGCGGTAAAGATGTTCTGTTTTATGATGGCGATGATATTCAACAATCCTTTATTGATTTGTCTCGTTCTTTTATCGGTATCAATCAGATTGGACAAAACTATGGACCAGATAACCTTGGTATCGTGAACTGTTACACCACTGGCAATAAAATTTATATTCAAACCAATATAAATTGCAGTAACACGGGAATTGGCGCACATATTTGCGTCAAATACACCAAAACCACGGATTAAGGAGGGGACACGATGAAGATTATCAAGTATCAGCTTATGACAGAATGCAATCACGGCACTGAAGAAGAGCCGAACATCGTGCAGACCTTCAATGCTGTGGAAATCCAGTGTAGTGAGGACAATCTGGAAGCCAACCTTGCCATTGCCGAAAAAGAAGCCTACAACGGCGAGTACACGGTGGAAGATATTCCTAACCCTGAAATTCCCGTAGGTAACGATTCCGTTTGGGATGAGCTGGACGCGGCCTATCAGGAAGGAGTTGACAACGTATGACATCTAAAGATCGTGTACTCCAGAGAGAGCGGCAGCGCGGCTACGAAGCAGCAAAGGCGATTCAGAACAACGCTGACAGCATGACCGGCACAGAGCTGTACGCAGCAGACGACCGCATTCCTCGCTTTGCGGCTGCTTGTGCAAAAAAGAACATGCTGGAGCGTCCTATCGGTTTTACCTGCAAGTCCTCAGCAGGCCGTGTTGTGAAGTTGCTGCAGCCCTATGACAGCACTGTATTCACACAGGAGCCGGAAGAACTGAGCGCACAGTGGGGCTTTAAGTGGTCGACTGATCCGGCCAAGGCGCTGCCCTTTATTGCAATCAGCACTAGCCCGTTTATGAAGGGCGATTGCTGCACCGAAGAGGGAAAGACCTACCGAAGCCTGATTGACAACAACGTACACGCGCCTAGCGCTTATCCTGCTGGGTGGGAATCGGTGGAAATGTAAATCTCTTCAGCGTTTTGCTGAGCGGCTATCAGGATCTGCTCCACCTGCTTCAGAGCAGTGAGCGCATCCGTGATGGCATTGAATAGCGCGACATTGTATTCCATGATTTCACCTCCCTTCGTGCACAGCATAGCACAGGGGAGATGTCGAAAAGAGTCGCAAATTGTCGAAGAAGGGAGGAAGTGACTGAATGATGCAGACATTGTTGCTCGCGGCTGAAATTGCAGGAGCGTTTACCGGCATTGCTGCATGTCTCTGCCTGCTGGTGAAGCCGCTGAGAAACCGTGTTCTCGGTCTGAATGATGTGCGCGAGGGACAGCGCTGCCTGCTTCGCAGCGACATCCTGAATGTGTATTACAAGTACCGAGAACAGAAAACGATCCGGCAGTATGAGTATGAGAATGTGGTGCTTCTCTACAAAGCATACAAGGCGTTAGGAGGTAACACATTCGTAGATCACATCTACAACGAGATCAACGAATGGGAGGTCGTGAGCTAATGACGCTGAAGATCAAGACCAGCAAGATCATTCTGCTGGTAATGGCAGCGCTGCTGATCGCCTTCGTTGTGAAGATGATCAACCTGTATGAGACGACCGGCGGCGTGCCGGACACATTGGTTTCCTGTGTACTAGGCGGAGGGCTGGCGGAGCTGGCCCTCACAGCCTGGATCACCGTATCAAAAGTAAAAAAAGGAGGAACGAGCAATGAATGAAAGAATTTCCAAGAGACTCTCTGCACTGTTATCCGTGAAGTCCATTGCAACCCTCGTGCTGACTGCTGTGTTCGCCTACCTGGCCATTGTTGGCGAGGTAACGCCTGAGCAGTACATGACCGTCTACACCGTAGTCATTGCCTTCTACTTTGGTACACAGAGCCAGAAGGTGCAGAATGCCATTGAAGGGACTGAGGTTAAATGAACGGCGCAACAGTTAAAGTCTACAGCCGCGCAAAGGACGGGCTGAAGAAGCTGCCTAACGACAAGGGCAACTTCAAAGTAAATGAGTTTGCCTGCAGCGATGGCTCTGACGTAGTGTTCATCGCTCCGGATCTGGTGAAGATCCTGCAGCAGATCCGAGACCACTTCAAGCGGCCGGTCACGATCAACAGCGGTTATCGCACTGTGTCAAAGAACAAGGCGGTAGGCGGCGCTGCATACTCCCAGCACCTGTACGGAATGGCTGCTGACATTGTGGTAGGCAGCGGCACAGACAAAGTATCTCCCAAGATTGTGGCAGCCTATGCGGAATCCCTGCTTCCTGGTAAAGGCGGCATCGGTATCTACAGCACCTTTACTCACATTGATGTTCGCAGCGTTAAGGGCCGCTGGAACGGATAAGGAGGATACACATGACAATGAATCAGGTCATCGAGTATGTGGATCGGGTGAAGCCCAACGCATACTCCAATGACGATAAGTGCAGATGGATCAACACCTTAGAGGGCATGGTGAGCCGCGAAGTTCACCATGACGATGCACCGGAGTATAACCTGCCGGATGATGCAGACACTCCGCTGCTGGTTCAGGCTCCCTATGATGAAATCTATCACCTGTATGTATCCGCGATGATCGACTTCTACAATCGCGAGTACAACAACTACAACAACACAATCCTGATGTTCCAGGAGCGGCTTGAGCAGTACAAGACATGGCACATCCGCAATGACAATACTGGCAAGTCGTGCAACTTCAGAAATGTAATGGGGTGACGCGATGCTTCCTTTTCTGAACGTAACACAGAGCAACTCCAAAAAGTATGTGGTGTCGTTCCAGGGCATTAACTACGGCGAGGGATACAAGGACGGCGAGTTTTCCGATACACACAACATCTCTACTTCGCTGTATCCTTGCATCTCCCAGCGATACGGCCGAGCTCACGTAGGCACATACACAGCGCCTACTACGGTACACGCGAAGGAAGGGCTGCTGGTCATTGACGGTACGAAGGTGCTCTACAAGGAGAACGAGGTTGGCGCTGTGACCGAGGGCCGCAAGCAGATCGAGACGGTGGGCAACTACATCCTGATTTTCCCTGACAAGAAGTTCTACAACGTAGAGACCGGTGAGTTTGGCAGCATGGAGGCCAGTGCTGAGGCTAGCGGCCTGGTGTTCACTGACAAGACCATCACCACAACCGGAGCTGATTTCCCCTTCCGTGTGGGCGATGCAGTAGAGATCAAAGGCTGCACTACGCATCCGGAGAACAACAAGACCGTGATCGTGCGCGGCGTGGAAGGCAAGGTGCTGACGTTCTACGAGAACACCTTCGCGGCTGGAACTGAGGAAGGAACGGTAACAGTTAATCGCAATATTCCGGATCTGGACTTCGTTTGCGAGAGCAACTACCGGCTATGGGGCACGAAGGGAAACACGATCTACGGCAGCAAGTACGGCGATCCGCTCAACTTCAATGTCTTTGACGGCCTGACTTCTGACAGCTACTACATTGACGTTGGCAGTGACGGAGAGTTCACCGGCTGCGTGCCGTTCTCTTCCCACATCTGCTTCTTCAAGGAGAACACGCTGCACAAGCTGTACGGCAGCAAGCCTTCCAACTTCCAGATCGTTACTTCCCAGGTTTACGGCGTGCAGGCTGGCAGTGAGAGATCCATCTGCTGCATCAACGAAACGCTGTACTACAAGGGCGTTGGCGGCGTGTACGCTTATACCGGCGGCGTGCCTGAGCTGATCAGCTCTAAGTTTGGCGTGCGCAAATACAGCGAGGCCTGCGCAGAGACTGACGGCACAAGGTATTACATCTCCATGAGAGAGGGCAGCGCCTGGCATGTGTTCGTGTACGATGTGCAGCGAGACCTGTGGGTGCGAGAGGATGATACACACTGCGTAGACATGGCGTTCTTCGAAGGTAGTGTGTATTTCCTGACCGCTGACGGCAAGCTGCTGAAAGTGGATGGCAATGCAGATCAGAGTGACATTGAGTGGAGCGCAACGTTCTGCCCGTTCAATGAGACGATCAACGAGCGCAAGGGCTATTCCAAGTTCCATCTGCGTCTTGAGATGGCTGCAGGCAGCTCGCTGACTGTGGAGCAGAGACGCAACGTAGACGACCAGTGGAAGCAGATCTACACCACACACAACGATAGGGCTCGCACTGTTAGTATTCCGGTGATCCCTGCTCGCTGTGACAGTGTGGAGATCCGTCTATCTGGTCGCGGCGAATGCCTGACGCGCACCTTCATCCGTGAGTTCTTCACGGGAAGTGATGTGTAAAGACACAAGTGTAAGGAGTGAGAAAATGGCAGTATATAAAAACCAGGATGAACTGATGAATACCGACTGGCAGTCCAAGATCAATAGTGCTGTCGCAGCTGGCGACTACAGCGCAGCAGCGCAGTACGAGCAGGCCAGAAACGACAAGATCAATTCCAGCAGCTACGGCGGTAAGCAGACTACTACCAACAACTACAGCCAGTATCTTGGCGGCGGTTCTTCTGGCGGTTCTTCCGGTGGTTCTTCTGGCGGCACTACCGTCAAGAATGATCCTTGGGCGCAGTACGCTGGCACCAACTTCCACCAGGACGCAATCTATGCGGCACAGGGTGGCGATTGGGATTCGGTTATTGACCTTCTGGCTAAGCGTGAGGACAAGGTCATTGCCCAGGGCGATAACCGAGGCAAGACCAGCGCGGAGATCTACGCAGAGCTGTGGGATCTGTACGGTGAGAAGCCGGTTCAGACCGGTGGCGGCGGCTTTAGCTACGATGTGAGCAAGCCTACATATAACAGCAGCTACAGCGACAAGATTGACGCGCTGCTGAATCAGGTTCTCAATCGCGAGGGTTTCTCCTACAACGCCGAGAACGATCCCCTGTATCAGCAGTATCAGCAGATGTACAACCGCGAAGGCACTCGCGCCATGAATGACACGCTGGCAGCAGCTGCAGCCAATGCCGGTGGCATGAACAGCTACGCGATCACTGCGGCACAGCAGGCCAACAACTACTACAATGCGCAGCTGGGCGACAAGATCCCTGAACTGTATCAGATGGCGTATGAGATGTACCTGCAGGATATCGACAACCAGGTGCGTGACTTGGGCCTGCTGCAGAGCATGGATGACACGCAGTACGGCCGTTACCGCGATACCATGAGCGACTGGTACGCCGACCGCGACTTCGCCTATGGCCAGTATCGTGACGATGTGGCAGACGGCCAGTGGCAGCAGAGCTTCGACTACGGTGCATCCCAGGACGCAATCGACAACGCGTTCCGCCAGGATCAGTTTGACTGGACTGTTTCTACTGACAATCGCGACTATAACTACCAGGTTGGCCGCGATAAGGTTGGAGACGAGAACTACGATGAGCAGTGGGCCCACCAGCTGGAGCAGGATGCTCTGGCAGCCGAGCAGCAGCAGTTTGAGAATGACATGCTCGAAAAGGAACTGAATGCCATGTATAACGGTGGCAACGGCAATGGTGGCAATGGCGGCAACGGTAATGGTGGTAACGGCAATGGTGGTAACGGTAATGGTGACTCTAAGGGCGGATCTGACAAAAAGGACAAGGACGACTCCGGATCTACCGGCAGCGGCTGGGACAACGAGGGCCTCAGCGATTCTCAGATCCGCGAGATGCAGAAATACTTCGGCGCTGGCGTGGACGGCAGATGGGGCTCTGAATCCAAGAGCAAGGCCGGCAACAAGGGCGCGAAGGCTGCATGGGATTATTATCAGATCGCCAAGAAGATGGAAGGCACAACGATCCAGGGCAAGCCTCTGGAAGAGTATGAGTCTGCTGCCAGCAACTATGCTGACGTGGTTTCCATCCTCAAGCAGATGGAGAAGGAAGGCAGACCTACTTCTGATATCCTTGCTGCAATCAAAGAAGCATATCAGACCGGCGTATTGAATCTGACCGACTACAGCACGCTCTACAACAGATATCGTGGTTAAGGAGGGGGACGCATGGCAAATCCCAAAAGTGCGCTGTCTGCATGGCGCACAAAATACGGCAAAGACGATGAGGACGAAAAGAAAAGCAGCGGAACCACACCGACCAAAAACCAGACCGTGAAAACCAACAAGGGGGCGGACGAAGTTTCTTCGTCCCCCTCCAAGGAAAAGAGAGATCCGAAGGCTGCGCTCAGCACCTGGCAGCAGCGCTATGGTGGCGCGAAGTATCTTCCGGAGGATAAGGTTAGCGGTGTCGCAAGTTTGGTCGATGAAATCAACTCTTTCACTCAGCGCGTGGGCAATGAGTACAGCAGCCGTGAGGGTAAGTTCCAGAGCAGTGTTCCCTTCACTCGCTACGCCAATGACACACAGGCTGAGATCAACCGGATCAAGAGTCAGGCTGATGCATACCGGCAGCACTTCACAGAGAACCGAAACGCCTATGACAGCAAAATGGTGGACAATATCCTTGCTGTTCTGGACGACAGTTCGACCTGGTTGAACGATGCTCACAGCTCTTTGGGTGGCGAGCGAGACTATTGGTCTCAGTGGGAAAACGAGGACGCGTACAACGAGTACAATCGCCTCATGGATCTCGACCTGGGCGCAGCCAAGAAGCAGCTGGAAACGCTGACTGCACAGATGGAGCAGGCTAAGAAAGCCAAAGACAAGGCATACACGGCCGTGTCTGGTGCGCAGCGCTATGGCGGCATGGATCTGATCGAAAAGCACAGCCAGCAGCAGGTGGATGCGCAGGCCACTTATGACGAGCTGAGCCAGCAGGTGGCTGCTCTGAATCGCGACATCTACAACGCGCAGCATTACCAGGACAGCGCCATGTACAATGCTTACATGGATGCGCCTGATTTCGGCAGCTTCACCGGTACTGAAAATCCCAACGAGTACATGACCGATGATGAGCGGAGCATCTACAACTACCTGTTGGCTAAGGACGGCCAGGAAGCTGCAGGGGAATACCTGGAGCATCTGCAGGAAGCGATAAACTACCGCAAGGGCACTGAGACGGGCGAGAACATTCGCGGCATTGAGAGCGATGTAGGTCGGTTCCTGGCTACCGGTGCACATGGTGTGTGGTCTGGTCTGAATCAGTTCGGCCGTGGTATCGGCCAGCTGTTCACAGACGAGATGCTGGCTACCAGTCCTACGGAGTATGCATCTTCCTACATCATGAAAGATCTGGCCGAAAACGGTACGCAGATCCCTGGCATGGATAAGACCTGGGGCGAGATGGGCTACGAGGGCGCAAGCGTGCTCGCGAACATGGCTCCTTCTGTCCTGGTGACCGCTGTAACCGGCGGCCTGGGCGCTCCTGCTGGCATTGCATCCGCTGCCGGTGCTGCTACGCTGGGCCTGTCTGCTACCGGTAACGCCTACAACCAGGCTTTGGGTGAGGGCTACACCAAGGATCAGGCAAAGACCTATGCTATCGCTGTAGGCGCAAGTGAAGGCGCATTGCAGTACCTGTTGGGTGGTATCGGCAAGCTGGCTGCACCTAGCGGCGTGAGCGGCAAGCTGCTCTCCAAGGTGGCAAGCATTGACAATGGTTTGCTTCGTGCAGCAGCAGCTGCTGGCATTAAGAGCGGCAGCGAAATCGTTGAGGAAGAGCTGCAGAATTACCTGGAGCCTCTGTACCGTACTCTGATCTTCGGCGAGGAATACGATGCACCTACCGTTGAGGATATCGTATACACTGCTGTGCTGACGTTCCTGACCACCGGCGTGATGGAAGCTGGCGATGTCTCCACCTACCTGAGCAACAAGCCTGCTGAGTATGGCAAACAGTTCAAGGGCATGGGTGACGATGTAGTTCAGGCCATTATTGACGAGGGCCTGGTGAGTGCGCCTGAGACCGAAAGTCACCAGCTGGCAGAAGCGCTGGGCGCTAAGGTTAAGGCCGGCCAGACCGTGAATGATTGGGCTGTTGGTCGTCTGTACCAGGCTAACGCTGCTGCAATCAAGGCTGAGGCACAGAAGGCCTCGCAGGAGGCTGCAGGAGCCCGTGTGAGCGAAGATCCGGCTGCATCCGAGAAAACACCTGCTAAAAATGAATACGCGCCTAGAAGCCCTAAAAACGCTGTTTACGGCGATGCTGGTATGGCAACGTTCCGCAGTGTGGTAGAGACTAGCGACATGAGCGCAGAGGAAGTGCAGAAGGCTTTCCAGTCTCCCTACGAGATGGGCTACAACAACAAGCTGGGCCATGCCGCAGAGAAGCTGACTGGCATTCAGAAAGAGGCGTACAATGCAGGCCGTCTCGATGCCATGAACGACCTGGCAGAGCGCAAGCGCAAGAATCCTACCATTTGGGAAGATGCCGGCTTTGACATGACCGGCGCGCCTGCTGATATCTCTAGCGAAGATCGCGCGTTCATGCAGCTGATGGCGAAAGCCTACGCCGTGAAGGGCGTTTGGGGTGAGTCTACTGAGAGCGAAACCTTTGACGGTAAGATCAGCTCCAATGCTATTGTGACGATGGCAAAGGACTTTGGTATCAGCACAGAGAAGCTGCAGGAGATCGGCGGCGTAGCGAACCTGAACAAGATCGCTAAGCTGGCGAATGAGCGCAACAAGAGCATGACCTTCCTGCTGTCTCACGAGATCGCTGTGCATCGTATGATGGAGCTGGCACCGGATGAGGGCATGGCCTTTATGAATGCTCTATACCAGGCTAAGAACGCTGGCAGACCTGCTGAGGCTGGAACACTGGCTGAGGGCATGCAGGCTCGCTATGAGGCCGGCAACAGACGCATTACCACCAGCCTGGCGATGGAGGAAATCACTGCAGACTCCATTATCGAGATGTACGGCGATGAGAAGAAATTCCGTGAAGCAATGGAGCGGATTATCACCGGCAAGGACGAGAAGGCCAAGAGCGGCGCAAAGAAGTTCATCGAGATCCTGAAGGACACTGTCGCCAAGCTCAAGCGCATGCTGGATCGGCTGCGCGGCAAGGAGAACGCAGAGGCTCGCAAGGATGTCCAGGATGCGATCCGCGAGAACGAGCAGCTGATCAAGCTGTTTGAGGACGCACAGAAGGCGGCGCTGAAAAAGGTTGAATCCGGAAGCGAGCAGGAATATACTGGCAGCAACGAGACTAAACATTCCTTGAAGGAGGCATTCAAGAATGGACGAGAAAGAGCTGAAGAAGCACGAAGAGATACTTTTAAAGCGGATCGAGTTTTACACTGGGAAGAAACTTCCGAAGGTAGACGAAAAGCGCCTGAGCACCGGTCGCGCTTCCTTAAACGCATGGAACAATGCGGGGCGACCCGAAGAGAAGATGGAGACGGAACCGTCTACGCGTATCTCCGCGTTGCCAATTCTAGGGCCGGAGTCTACGCACAGCAAGCAGCGCAAGAATTAAGAAAGCTCGGCATCAAGGACTTCTTTATATACGATGGTGAAATTCAGTGGAATGAAAACCGCACTACGCATGGCAGCAACAACTATGCAGCTACGCTGGGCGATGGCGGCATCGGCATCAATAACAGCACGGAGATGACCGATGACGTGGCTCCCCCTAAAGAGCTGGCTGCGCACGAGACGATTCATCGCAAATTCAATGCAGGCGATGTGGCTGCGCTGCAGTACAGAAAGACGGTTGTCGCCAATTCGAAGGTGACACATCCCATGTTCCTGCGCTATTTCGACCTCATCAACTTCGGGTATCATAACTACAAACTGGACTTCAACAATGTGCAGGATCGCGCGGAGTTCTTCAGAGAGTTTATCGCATTTGTAGGTGGATTCATTTACGCAGGCAATGTTGACGTATCCTCCATGTTCGAGGACTACGATGCCGTTCATAGTGCTCTGGAAAAGGCGCTGGGCGTTAAGATCGAGAACAAGTACGGCGAGAAGTTCAGCATGAAGGACAGCACCGGCGCAGAGCTGACAAAGGAGCAGCAGGAGTATTTCAAGGACTCCAAGGTGGTTGACAAGGACGGAAACATCAAGGTGGTCTATCACGGCAGCCCTGCAAAGTTCACCAAGTTTAGCTACGAGTTCATTGGCAGCACTGGTTCCGCTGAGGGAAGAGGCTTCTACTTCACCGACAAGAAGAGTATGGCCGAAGGATATCAGCGAGACGGCGGCCAGATCATGGAAGGTTACCTGAACATCGCGAAGCCCTTGTCGCTGACGAAGAAGACCATGAAACGCACCGAGCTTGCGAAGCTGTTGAAGGCAATCGATCCTACCGGTGATGATATTGCATCCGGCTATGACATGTCCGGCGGCATGGGATATCCGTCTAAGGCGTGGTACACCAGAGCGATGAACGATGCCGTCAAAATGATTTGGGATGGCAACGATAACGATGCAGACATCCTGGCAGAAATCGCGAACGCAAGCGGTGGCAATGAAACTGTATTGAAGACAGCCAAGGAATTGCTGGGCTATGACGGATACATTGCCGAGGAAAAATATAACGGCGCGTCTGTCTATGTGGCGTTCTCTTCTGAACAGTTTAAGAACAAGGATAATCTGAAGCCTACTTCTGATCCTGACGTTCGCTATAGCACGAAGGATAGCGAAGGCAAAACCCTAACCGCGGAGCAGCAGGAGTTCTTCAAGGACAGCGTGATCCGAGATAAGAACGGAAGCCTTATGCCCATGTATCACGGTACGCTGCATGGCGGATTTACCGTATTCGGCCGTAAGGATTATTGGTATTTCACCAACGACAAGAAGTACGCTTATGCCTTCGAGGGTAAGAAGGCGAATGGACAGCTCTATCCACACATCAAGGAGGGAGTTGAGTCTGGCGCTTACACACCTGCGAGATACAAGGTATACCTAAACGTCACAAATCCGTTTGTCACTGATGATATCGATGTGATTGAGGACGCGCTGTACTGGGATCGGTCTCTGGCAAGCAAGCTGCGCGATAAGGGCTATGACGCGCTGATGTTGGAGGACATGAGTCAGGTAATCGTTCTGAACGCCAACCAGATCAAGAACACGACCAACAAGAAACCTACTTCTGATCCGGATATTCGCTTCTCCATGAAGGATCAGGAGCAGCTGCTGGAAGAGAACGCCAAGCTCAAGGAAGTCAACCAGGAGCTGCAGGAACAGTTCAAAACCACCAAGTTCGCACAGGTGGACAAGAAGAGCCTGGACGCATTCGCCAAGAAGCTGCTGAAGGACTACCAGAGCGGCGCAGACATTGACGAGACGCGCGATGCGCTGAATGAGCTGTACACCTATATCGCCAACGGCGAGAATGGTGATGGCCCTGTGTGGCAGGAAGCATACAAGCGTGCCTATGATACGGCTGTTGAGATCCTGGAGCAGTCCAGCGATATTGACGACTACATGTACCAGCAGTACAAGGAGCTGCGCAATGAGATGCGCACCAGAGGCCTGTATCTGGATAAGGAGTACACGCGTGACCTGGTTGGTTATGAGAGCATCAACGAGTTCCGGCAGGCACACTTCGGCAGCATCAAAATGACCAATGATGGTATTCCGGTTGACGTTGCGTATGCTGACCTGGCAGATCGTTATCCTGAGTTCTTCAACGCTAACGAGTACAACAATCCGGCTGATCAGCTGATGCATATCGCTGAGGTTCTGGACAGTCTGAAGCCTGTTGAGGTGAATCGCTACGCCTACAACATGCGAGAGTCTGCTACCTGGCTGGCTAACGACATCATGGAGCGATTCTTTGAGCTGCCCCAGGCGAAACCTACTTTCGCAGACAAGGCACAGCAGAAGCTGACTAAGCAGGTGATCCATGACGCGAAGAAGCTGGAGAAACTGCGTGAGCAGAAGAACGAGCGCATTGCACAGGTGATCAAGCGCGAGAAGGATCGTACTGCAGACGTTCGTAAGACGGAGCGCGAGAAGCGCAGCAAGGCCGTGAAGCAGGTTAAGGAGTATTACCTGGGCAAGCAGGCTGCCGGCAGCGAGAGACGCAACAGCGCAGTTCTGCGCAAGCGTATCGCACAGCATGCCAGCGACCTGTCCAAGAAGCTGCTGAAACCGACCGACAACCAGCACGTTCCGGAGAGCCTGAGAACAACTGTGGCTGCTGTGCTTGAGGCGATCAACCTGGAGAGCCAGTACACGATTGATCCGGTCACCGGCAAGCGCACGAAGGGCGGCGGCGGAGATCCCGTGAAGCGCACTGAGGCGTTCCGCAAACTGAAAGAAGCATACTCCAAGATCCTGCAGCAGGAAGGCGGAGACATGGTCATTGATCCGTCTCTGCTTGGCAATTCTGAAGAGGGCTTTGACGGTTACTTCGACATCGTGCTGGGCATGAGCGACACCAAGCTGGCAGACATGAGCCTGGCACAGCTGGAGATTATGTGGCGCGTGATCCGCGCAGTGGAGAGCTCTATTACCAAAGCTGGCAAGTTGCTGGCAAGCCAGAAGTTCGAGCGTACTTCTGAATGGGCAGAAGCCTTCGAGGAAGATACTGATACTCGCAGGAGACTGAAGGGCTCTAAGATCGAGAAGTTCCGCCTGGATCTGGAGAATCCGTACACCTTCTTCGAGCATTATGGCAAGGCCGGTAACGCGGTATTCCGCATGCTGCGAGACGCACAAGACGCGCAGCAGGACATGGTCGAGGAAGTCAACGAGGCAGTGCGTAAGATCGTTGATCCGAAGCAGGTAAAAGCCTGGGAGAAGGAAGTACACGAGTTCAAGACGGAACGCGGCGAGAAGCTGGTACTGACTGCGGCACACATGATGGAGATCCATGAGCTCATGAAGCGTGAGCAGGCCAGAGACCACTTGATGAAGGGCGGCATCGTGCAGCCTGAGATCAAGAGCAAGAAGATCTATCGCGGCACTGATTCTGTTTTGCTGTCTCTGGAAGACATCATGAAGATCCTCAAGCCGCTGACCAAGGAACAGATGGCAGTTGCAGACAAGCTGCAGGGCCTGACAACCGGTCTGCTTGCCAAGTACGGCAACGCAGCCAGCATGAGAGCCTATGGCTACGAGAAGTTCACCGGCAGCGATTACTGGCCGATCAAGAGCGCCAGAGAGGGTATTCACAGCAACATTGAGAAGGGCGGCAGCAATACTCGCTCGATCAAGAATATCGGCCTGGCTAAGTCTGTAATCCCTCACGCAAGCAATCCTCTGGACATTGGCGGCATCTTTAGCACCTTCGCTTCTCATGCTGCAGACATGACCGACTATGCTGCATGGCTGTGCCCGATGGAAGACGCAAACCGGCTGTATAACTTCAAGTTCCGTGACGAGAACGGCCAGCAGTCTGGCATGACCATGAAGGGCCTGTTGGATCGTTACGGCGGCAGCGGCGCTCAGAAGTATTGGCACAACCTGATGGAAGACATTCAGAACGGTATTTCTCTCCCCAACGATACCGCGATCATGAACGTGATCAACAAGAGCATTGGCAATGCCAGAGCTGCATCCGTTGGTGCGAACATCCGCGTGATCGTTCAGCAGCCTACTGCAATCATTCGCGCTGCTACCGTCCTGAGTCCGGCTGACATGGCAAAGGGCCTCGCAGCTGGTGCTACCAAGGGCAACGGCTGGAAGAAGGCTCTGAAGCATTCCGACATCGCCAAACGCAAGGACATGGGCGGCTTCGATATCAGCAGCCCTGCACAGATGAACGAGATCCTGTTTGATAGCCAGACCGGCCTGCAGAAGTTCAACGATGCAATGATGTGGGGCGCTGGCAAAGCTGACGCTGTGACCTGGGGCAAGATCTGGAACGCCTGTGAGTGGTCTGTAAAGGGCGAAGGCAAGCTGGAGACCGGCAGCGAGGAGTTCTACGAGAGAGTAGCTGATCTGTTCGCTGAGGTTGTCGATCAGTCCCAGGTTGTTGACGGTGTGCTGCAGCGTTCTCAGTTGATGCGCTCTGCCAACACTATCAATAAGCAGGCAACAGCCTTCATGGGTGAGCCGACGATGGTATTTAATATGCTCTTGAGAGCATACGACAACATGGTCAATGAACAGGATGCTACGAAGCGCAGCAAGGCTATTCAGGCGTTTGGCAGAGCTGCTTCTGCCCTACTCTTTACCACTGTTGTCAACGCGGCGGCACAGAGCATTGTAGACGCTATGCGCGACGATGAGG